CTGGACTCGTCCGGGGTTCTCCCCAAGGGGAGAGTCCCCCGAGATCAGACATCCTCGCGGTCTGATCTTCGGTTACAAGGATAGACAGAGACTTTATTTCCAAAGCAATGCGCGCAGGAAGGGGAAACACCGTTCGGCCGGTTTCTTCGTCGGGAAGGCCAAAGACCCAGAAAGCCGGAGCCTCGCACAAGGCGAGCCGCTCCACGGCTTCTGCTATGGTCATCTTCTCGACGGGCCGGCCGGAGGGCCACATGAACCGAAGGCGGTTCACAATGCGGTGAATGGCACGGGCGACACCAAAAGGAGTTACTTGAAACCTTTCATTAGCCACTACCCCGCTCGCCAACTCTTCGTTGCGCACGAGCGTGTTAATGGCCGAATCAATAGTGTCAGCCCAAGGGTAACGAACCACACTGGCAAGGTGCGGTACCCTAGAAACGTCAACCCCGACTATTCCAGCACTCTCGAGGCGGATTGCATCCGCTTCGATTTTCTTAGAAAACCGAGCCCGACGAGCAGAGGCACAACTGCCCCATACTCTAGAGAACAGCCTCTCATCCGAGCTCGGAGAATAGTCAGTCAGGAAGACTGCCAAGGCCTTTCGGTGCGCCAGACTCGCAGACGTTTTACTCATACCAACGTCCAGTCTGCCCACCAGGCCTACACCGCCGAGGGATCGTGGCAAATCCGGAATCAATCCCCGCTTCCGGAGCCAAAACCCGATCCCTGGGTTCGCACCAAACATCGCACAGAGAGCGATCCCGGCCAACTCAGGTTTATAGAGAAGAATATTCGAAATAAACTGCCCCGACGCCGCCCAAAAGGGCATCGGGTCAGAAATCCCTTCTGCCCTGTCATCAACCACCCCCCGAAGTGGGATGGCAGTGGCAAACCTGTCCAGGTACCTCAACGGTGCCATGCCGGGGAAGTGCTCGATAAGCAGCATAGGGCGAGACTCCCGCTTCAACTCGCCAACTCCAACCTTGCTGCCCCGGGGTCGCATAAAGAACACAACTTCAGCGAACACCCCTCCCTCCGTCGACACTACATATTTCGTTCGACGGGAGAATCGAGCTCCCGAACCCATAGCCGCCTTCTCATATCCAGCCCTCAAGGAGGGAGGAAATGCACCGACCAAATCATCCCCACAGACGCTAAAAGGCCAGGATCGAAGGGGGAGTTGGGCCGCTCTCGCGCCCTCCTCCACCCAGAAAATATTGCAAAAGTTCAACATGATCCAGGTCAATGGCAGTCCCATGGGGGCACCGCAGGACGTTGTAACCAACTCGGAATCGGACCCATATCGAAACTTCATTGGGCCGAGGCAAACCAGACCGAGCAACCGAACATGCTCGGGCCAGCCTGCCCCATCACAGATTCCGTTCCACAAAGAGTGGTACAAGTC